GTAGTGTCCAAACGACTTCAGGTACTGCTTCTATAAGACCTGCTGCTTGTGCTACTCCAACAACACCAGCAACTACTGATGTCCATACTGTCTTTGATTTCCACCAAGCTTTATCTGCTATGACTGCCATAATTAACTCCTTTTATTATTTATTTTTATTAGAATTGTAGTATTGCGTAATCGTATCTAAATGTTAAAGTTACATCAACTGGGTCTGTAGTATTTGCCCAATCTAAATCACCAAATGTTGCGTTGGTAATCCAAGTACCTTTAAGTGTCCATTCTTCAACCTTATCACCTACGGGTCCTAATACATTAATTGTTACATCTTTTTTATAAAAATCTGAGTATCCATCTCTACCTGTTACTGATTCGTGTGATAAACGAACCCATTCCATAACTGCCTGTGCGGCTGACGGAACAACAGGATCATAAAGAGTAATTTCAAGTTCTTCCCAAGAACCTTTACCTTTAACAAATCTTTTTACATTAATATGGTCTAACTCGATAACTTCAAATGCGATTGTAGGTCTATTCGCTGTCTTAATAAGATAAGCGGGTATACCTTCAATGTACATGATGTACCGATTTTTCGTTTTCGGTTCAAACGGTGTGAACATAATTTCTGAAGGATCTAGTAAGTCTGGCATCTTTAATCTCCGATAAGTTTAATTCTTCAACTATAAATATCAAAATTCTAAAAAATCATCATAATCATTTTTCATAGTTTTTTAGAAGTTTTTCATTTCTATCATATATAAATATATCGGGCAACAAAAAACCCCTTAAAAAAAGGGGTTTTTCATTTATTAATCTTGTGATTAAACTTACGCTGGGAAAGTTGCTCCCGTTGGAAGTACCACGAAGTCAAGTACGATAAACTCTGCGGTTCTCGTTGGTTGGATAAATATCTGACCAACAAGTTGATTTCTATCAATCACATCAGGTGTGTTATTGGAATCATCCATAACTACCTTAAATGCTGATAGACCACTATTAGCTTGTACTGATTCTAAGAACGGATTCACAATGTTCAAGAAACGATTTCTTGTTGCTGATGTGTTCTGTTCAAAGACTAAGTATCTACTTGAAGATGCGATAAACTTCTTCAGTTTAATTAACAATCTCCGTACATTAACCCTATCGAGTGCTGATGGACGACCTTGTAAGGTCTTTTGTCCCCATACAACCACACCCTGACCTGGGAATGAAGCGATTGGATTAACTCGTGCTTCATAGAGTTCATCTCTTTCGTCATGAGTCAATCTTGTTTGTGCTTCTAATACCGTTGTTAGTCCACCACGATTCAAACCTGCTGGTGCGAACCATTCGTGTGCTACTTGGTCTGTAAATGCTATTACACCAGGTAAAACACAAGAAGGTGGGACCCAAACTGGAAGTGCTGTATTCCTATCAACAATTTTTACCCAAGGGTAATAAGTTGCTGCGTAGTTTGTATCAAGTGCGGAAATTGCTGCGGTTGCAGCTGATATATTTCCACCATAAATACCACAATCAAATACATAGAATGCATCACCACGTTCTTCACATTTAGCAATCGCGTGATTAGTAATCTTCGGATGTAAATTATGAATAACACCAGGTGTTATTAACATATTAATATCAAACTCATCTGGATTACTTACTGCGTTAATTGCTTTCTTGTAAGCTACTGCTCCGGTCGCGGTTGCACTTGAGATATCAAATCCTTGTGTGTTTGTCGCCACGATACTTGCTCCTGTCAATTTTGGATTTGCTGGATTATCACCATCGAATCCACCTTGAAATGGAACAACGAACTTTCTCTGTTTAATGCTAGATAAAACGAGTGTTATTTTTTCAGTACCATCTGAATAAGTATCACCAGTTACACTTGCATCTGAACTTCCGAAGAAGTCTTCCAAACTCATAGTAGTATGACTACCAGCTCCTGCTGAAGTTGGTATAGGTGCTAAATATTCATTTGCATCCGCGTTACCATAATCATGTCCAAAAGGAACATTAGAGTCAAATTCACCTTGTGAGTTTGATTGTGAAACTTTAACTGCCCAAGCAGGTGATACGTGTGGGTATGTTGGATTACTAATTGCTGCGTGTCCCATCGGTACTAATGCTTTTGGAATAGAACCATCTGAAATATCAGAAAAATCTGATAAATAAACGTGTTTAGATCTATTATTCCAATCACCATTATGAGTAAGTTTTCCAGTTGCAGCAATAGTTACATACCTATCTCCAATCCTACGAGCGAAGAAATTCGAACTCTTCGGATCAAAGTTAAGTCCATCCCACGATTCTATAATATTATCAGTAGTCAAACCATTATCATTCAAACCAGTTTGTCTTACTTGAAGTGAGAACTGTCCATAATCACTACCAGCTATTGTACCAGCTTTCTTAACATTCAAAATAACAATCTTATATTTGTTATTTACATCACTACCATGCGAACGAGTATTAACTTTAAATAAGTTATATCGTGCACTATTAATCATTTGTGATTGAATGTATGGTGTTGATGCGTTTGAATATACCGTTGGAGATGTAAAAGTCCCACCACTCGCAGTTACCCCAGCGTTTACAGCTGAAAAGGCATTGCTACTTTGTGCATATTTAAAATTCTTATACAAATATACTCCTACAGTCGAACCCCCTGATTTTTGTACTTGTGGGTCTGAACTGAAAACTTCAGTTATGTAGTTTGCACTTGCAGTATCAAATGATATCTGATAAGCAGATGATGTTAAACCTTTTAGTCCCCAGTTACTACCACTTAAAGTAAGTGTAGTTGCAAGCCAATCAGCACTTGCATCAACATCACTCTCATTTAAATCTGCAGTTCCATTTGAACCACCTCGTGATGGTGCCAATACTGCCAATGTCGTTTTTGTCACAGTACTGCTGGTAACATACATTGAGAACAAATCACTTGAATACCCTCCGGTATTAAGAACACGAACAATCGTAACTGTTCCTGCACTCCTTAAATATTGTTCTACCGCGTACGGTGTATAATATCGTGGGTCGGTTGATCCAAACATCTCTTCAAACTCTGAGAAATTACTAACTTGAGTAGGTACGAAAGCGGGACCCTTAACTGTTGGTCCAACTATACATGCTCCTATTGCAGCAATTCCTGCAGGAAGAAATGATAAATCTCGTTCCCGAGTAAATACACCCGGCGATACGATTCTTTCTGCCATTATTTTTCTCCTATTATTATGTTATAATTTAAATAACTATTTAGTCGTTTTTAGACTATGAATATTTAATATAAATATCGCGTAACTTTCCCAAACGATATACTTGGGGGAGATTATTTTAAGTAGTTTCTGAAGCTTCTGTTACTTCGGCGTTGGGCGGTGCAGGTGTAAAAACTCCTGTCGCTGGATCTAATGATCCGGGCCCGTACTTTTCATTCAACTGTTTAACAAGATCTTGTTCTTGTTGTTGTAGGTTAGCGTAATCACTCTCCATCTGAACTTCAGTTGATTCGAGTGCATCTAACTGTTGTTGAACCAAAAGTTTTTGAACCTTTAATTGTCCAAATTGAGCTTGTTTTTCGGTATAACCTTCCTGTAAACTTCTAAGTGATGTTAATTCGTCATCACTAAATTTAGTTTCGGATTCTTTTTTTGATACCTTCTTAGCCAAATTGGATTCTTCTGTTACGGCCATAACTTTCTCCTTATTATTATTGTTTATAACTATACTATAAATATAAAGTAAATATCTCTAATTCACTTTTTTCTTTAGATCATTTACTTCTCGTTTTAATTCTTTTACGGATTCTATTAATAGTGGAACTAATCGTTTATAATCAACTCCTAAGTATCCACTTTTTCTCTCTACCACTATTTCAGGAACAATTTTTTGTACTTCCTGTGCTATAACTCCAACATCGTGTCCTCTTTCTTGTGCCCAACCAGGAGATTTTTCATTCCAATCAAATTCTACACCACGAATACCTTCTATTTTATCTAATGAACCTTTTATAACTTCTACATTATCTTTAAGTCTTATATCAGATGTGTAATATGCTACAACATCACCAGCAGCAACCACGTCTCCACTAGCGGAAACGTGATGAAATGATGGGCTACTGCCCGATACGACTACTTTTTTCCAGTTTGGCATTTAATTTATCTCCTAATCGCGGTTGGCTACTTCATTTGAAGTCCACTTCCCATCATCTGCCATAGAGATGGGCCAACATTAGTTATTTTTTAAAGTGTTCCTTAACTAACTTATATTCTGCTTGTAGCTTCTTAGTCACTTGTAACACCTTCGGAACATCTTCTAATTTGTGTCCAGCGTCTGCTACCATTTCTAATAAAAATTCTAATTCAGGGATTGTCAATGGATGAACATATGCTTCTTTCCCTATAATTTTAACACCACCTTTAGCGGTAATCGCCATAATGTAACCTCTTATCTATTAAGCGTAAATCCAAATTGTATTATCATCCGTATCAACATAAATTGTTCCAATACCATTAGTAGTTCCACCATAAGTAGGTGTAGGACTTTGAGTATCTGGAGTAGCAGTTCCAAATTGAACCACACCCATATATGCATCTGGTACTAAGGCTGTAGCGTTATGTGCCAAATCTACTTGAAGTGCCCATCTATCAACTCCTGCATCATATCCTAATGCGTATCCAGATAATACAGTGTTC